TTAAGTGGTCTGTTTTAAATTTTCGTTTATCAATAACCTCAAAACTTTCGCCTTTAGGTTTAGGCTCTATACGTCGTACATGCGGTGCATCAGCTACTTGCCCTGAAGCTTCCAAAAGTTTTCTTCGCAACCAGTGCCGATCATCAATGGTAGCTTCTCTAAATGTGGTTTCAGTTTCTTTATCATCGTCTTCCATTTGTTTAAGTGCTTTTTCTTCTCCAAAAATTGCTCTAGCTTTTTCTCCACCATGTCTCCACAAATCTCCCCAATATAATAAAGCTATATCTAATGTATTTGGTTGTCTAAAATTACCGTCCTCAGTTTCAATAACCATTACTTGAGCTTTTGAATATTGGGCACTTTTTTGGTAGATAATAAATCGACCTGTCTCTCTACTAAATTCTACCCAAAGTGTTTTATCAAATTCTTTTAAATCTTTCTCAAATGCAGGATCTAATGATGGAACAACTCCTTGATACATCTTTAATCCTCCTTATTTTCTTTTTTCTTTTCCTTCTTAGGTTTCTTAGTTAGTCTAAAAATCTTATCATAATTTTCTTTATATTCTTTATATACTCTACCCGGAAACCAATCGGTAGTATGGCTACTCATTTTTCTCTCCTTATTTTTTTGCCATAATAGTTTTTTTTACTTTTTTAGATGATTTAGTTTTACTAACTAATTTTATACTTTTATCAACAAGCTTTGGTTTTGGCTCTACAGATTCAATACTGATAACTTTACGTAAACAAACCACAGGAGCCTTACCTTTTCCAAAATATCGTTTAGCGCTTTTAAGAATTTCTTTTACTGTAAGTTCAGTGCTTGTAATAACAAAAGCCATTCTTGGAGAATCTAATGTAAAACTTAAAAAATTCAAACAAGTAGTATCTTTTAATTTGGCTTCTTGATTAGATTGTGATTCTAATACTTGACATAACTCTGAAATATTCATAACTTCTCCTTAGTCCCCTCCTTGAGGATTTTTGTTTTCCAGGATTTCCCTGATTGTCTCTCCTGTCAAAGAAAAGACTTCGTTTGTTGAAGTTCCTGTGTATTCTCCAGCTTTTAAAGATTTTTTCATATCACTTCTTAATACATCCCATACAACTTCATTTGCTTTTCTTTCAAAAGTTGTAAGAAGACTTCCTTTAATAGGAACAGATTTTCCAAATTTAATTTTAACACCTTTTGGAAGTTTAGACTTTCCCCATCTTATATTATCATAATTATCTAAGCCACTCTTCGTTAATGGTTTTCCTACCATTTTCTTCTCCTGCTAAAAAAGTGGGGGAAAAATTCCCCCACTTCATTTAACTCAATTTAACTTATGCTTCAGAGACAACTTCAGCACCGTCAGCACCATTACCACCATAATTACCAGAGATAAAGTCTGTAGAACTGGCTGACCATTTATTCGCACAGGCAAACCAATTTCCAACTAACGCATGTTTTCCTGCGCCCTGAAATCGAACACCATAAGTCATGGCCTGAATCGAATCCATAAAAGTGTTTCTTTTAACAAGAACACCCTGAGTTGTTGCAGAGCTATACATATCAATTCCATATACCTCTTGACCAATAAACTCATTATTACGAATAACAGGTCGTTGAACTGTTCTTGCCCCACCTGGAGTAATATAAATTCCAGCTAATTCATTTCTCCGAAAAATATTACCCTCAACTATAACATCGTCAGAACAACCGTCCATAACAACGCCATAAGTTCCTTCTGCACCACCACGAAAAACATTATTTCTAATTCTGGCAGAAGCAGTATTTTCGTTATAATCAGTGCTAATAACATACCCATCGCCTACATAGATTCCGGTATATCCACCGCCACCATCAAACAAAAATCCTTGAACAGTAACAGCCTTTGAACAAATTGCGATACCTACTCCGGGCTGTGCAGATCCCCCTACAGGTGTAAAAGTGTACTTTGTACTACCGTCGCTAGGCCGCATTTGCGTAGCCCAACCCTCTACCATGGCAGTTAATGTTATATTCGGTCTGTCCATAATAAGAATATTTTCTTGCCATTTTCTAGGACCAACAAGAATATGGTCCGGTTGACCATCCACACATAGATCGTCTATAATGTCTTGAATAACATTGCCCTGGAGATTACCGCTAATATTGGATGATGCCCAAGCTGCATAATTTGTTCCGGAAGCAATAGCATAAAAAGTTTTAGCTGCCGGAGCACCCCAACCACCGCCCATAATTTTCGAAAGCTGGATACCAGCAGCAGGATCTATATTTCTATCTTTAATCATTTTACTCTCCTTTGTTCATAGTTTACCCCTGGGGGCAGTATTACCCCCAGGATACTAAGTTAAACGTTATTATTTAGAAAGGCATATTACTGGGCTCAGTAAGATCTGAGAGAACAGTAAGTTCGTGACGAGCTTCAGTCCCAAGATTCGTATAAAGTCTCAGGAACATAGTAGCCTCATCATAATCTTGCCGCCAGTGCATTTTCAGTCCGTCAAGACCACCCCAACCAAGCGGAGTCAATTCGTACTTTTTAATGCAGCCTTCCGGCTCAAAATACATTGCATTAGGCCGTGTATGAGGATCAATAACCATCTTGATTCGAGCATTCTGAGCAAAATTCAAAGTCTCATAACCGCCCAGGAAAGTCCCAGGGGCATATCGAACATCATTAGCCAGAAGAGCGAAATACTTACGCCGCTGACCTAGACCCATACGAATCATACTAACTTCAGCATCAGATCTTGCCGCTGTCATATCCACAGCCGCCAACATAAGATCAATACTCACGTCCCGGTTAACAGAGGAATTACTAAGAATATTAGCTTTCCACTCAGGATCATTAGTTGTATTAATGCCTTCAAAGGTGGTAATCAAAGTCCCGTCATCATAAATACCACGAAGTCCCATCATTTCATAAAAATCATTTGTGGTAGCATGGGTAGCTGCCCTAGCTCCATAACGAATCATCTCTGCCGCTGACGGAACGGCTTCTTCAACAATAGTATAAGTTCTAGCCGCTGCAAGAGGATGATAGGCCTGATAAGTAGACCCACCAGCACCAGCCGCTGCAACTGCTTCCATTTCACACGTTTTAGATGTAGGATTAATACTGGAAATCCTAGAGGCCGCGGAACTTTGGTCAATAGCTGTCCCATCAAAAAAGTCAACTATCATGCCCTTTTTAATATACCGTGTGCCAGTATCGTTATCCATAGTAACTGTCCAAGTAGCAGAGGTAGACAAAGTATCTGAAGCTGCCGATAGTGTAGCAAGATGACCATAACCATCACTCCAACACTGTCTATTGAGATCATTTACCAGAGACTTATAAACATTAGCAATTGCGTCTCCCTGAACATCCACAAAACTCATTACATCTCCTTTACCTGCTTCGATAGCAAGACCGGAAAGTCTTAGCACACCGTAGATAAGTTTAGGAGAGATAACCCCCTGGACACCGTCACCAACTAAAGGCTCCGGAAGCAACCCACCTTGAGTACGGCCACCGATAGACTCAATATCAGCCTGACGAGTTGAAAAATAATACCCTGCACCCCCAGGTTTTACATTAGCTTTACGACTAGATTTTTGAAACATATTATAGGTCATAGTACGTCTTGCAAACAGATCCGTAATCCTATCACCATAAACCCTTTTTAATTGATACGCCACTGCGGTAGTATCTACTGTAGCCATTTAAAATTCTCCTTTAAAATCTCTTTACTGAGCAGCCTCTATCCCTTTTCGTAAAAGTTCATATAACTCTTCTTTTCCGCTATCAAAAATTTCATTTGTCGACTGCTTTTCAAGATCGTAATTTTTTTGATTTAAAATTGGGGAATCACTATCCGCACTTTTTGTAGGATCAGTGACCCTCATAGCCGATTTTCCTTTGGCAAATTCATCAATAGCGTTTTGTTTAATTGCTTCCAGAGTAGTTTTAAACTGCTTTGCAGCATTTTTAACCATTGTTCGTACCTCTTGCCTATTATTTATATCCACTGCCGTAGAAGGATTATCAATTCCCATTACAGCCTTGAATAATATTGACTCAACGTCATTTAAAGGAACCTCATCTGACATCAATTCAAGAATTCTATCTACATCTGTTTTGTAATTCTTAAATGATTCAGCGGTAGCCTCTTCATTACGTCTGGTTTCGTTGATCTCTTCCAGTGTAGACTTAAGCTGTTTGTTTTCCTCAAGAATTTTTTTCATTTTATCATCAGGAACTTGATCGTCGTCAGAATTTTCTGATTCTTCCATCCGTTTTTTATATTCTTTATAAGCAGCGGCGTTTTTCTTCAGAGTTTCTAAATCTGAATCTTCTAACTGACTCTTTAAGTTTTTGCCTGATTCTAAAGCCTCTTTGAGTTCTTCCACATCCAAGTAGCCATGAGTATCCATAACTTCCTGAAGTGTTTTTTCAGCCAGCCTAGCCTTCTTCCATTTAGGATCTTGATCAAAGGGAAGCGGTTTAGCTTCTTTCCCCTTATCACTATCACCTTTAGAAGCGTCTGGATTGTCTTTAGTCGGTTTGTTTACAGGTGTATCCTTCGCCTGGACTGGTTGGGAATCAGTCTTTTGCCCTGTATCCGGTTGGGAATCGGATGTTTGCCCATTGCCTGCTGGAGGACCACTTACCTGAATTTTAGCATCCGGAAATGTTACTCCTGCAAATAGATCATCAAAACCACTCATAATACTCTCCTTTGTTTTTATCATTTGACCGATTTCGGCCAAGCGTAAAAAATTTAATATCTATAGTTATATTCGGTACATTTATTAATTTTGTTTACTATTTCCTACTGGCCCAGTGAGATTTCTTCACTGCCTTATCTCTTCCAAGCTTACTCATTGCTATAGCATAAGCTCTTTCCATGCTATATTCAGGATTAGCTTTCTTAATACCAATTGCCATCGCATGAAATTTTTCTGTATGAATACCTTTACCATCTGGAGCAGGAACACCTGCTTTTCTATACATTTCCATTATTTTTGCTGACATTTTTTATACCCCTGGAGGTGCTAGACCTGGGGGAGCTTCTCCACCTGGGGGAAGTTCAGGACTCATCCCCTCTTCCATGCCTAGACCTGTTCTGGCAATAGCTTTTCCAACTTCTTCAACCTCATTTTGAGCGGCTGCTTCCATATGCATATCTAAATGACCACGTGCATTTTGTTGACGCTCTAAATCGAGATCTCTAAATTCCCTACTTAAAATCAAACTCATGTGGACTTCAATGTGAATAGCATGATTATCAAACCTGAATACAGGATCAAAAGATTCCGGAAACAAAGTAAAAGCTGCTTCTGGAATTTCTCCATTCTCATTTTCAATAGGATTACTAGGAAGAGCAAGTTTTGAAATATCTTCCTCATCCCCATGCGTTATAATTCCATTCTCATATTCAGCTCTATCTCTATGTAAATTATCTTCTCCTGGAATTCTGCCTAATCCCAATTTTTCAGCCAAATCTCTTTGTAATTGCGGCTGCTGATTTATATCACCAAAAAAAGCCCCCTGAATTAATCTAACTAATAATTCATTCCTTCCAGCCTGTGTCGAACTCAAAGCATTATCAGGTTCTAGTCTTACATCTGTATTATGGCGAAGATCAGCCCCTCTAAAAGCTTTCACCATAATAATATTACCTTCTCCGGCTACTTTAATAAGATGCTCATTTTTCCAGAGAGTTTGTGTAATGATAAGGCGCTTTCTTTGAACTTTCCCCCAATTTCTATAAAACCTTTGAATATCTGGAGCATGAGATTGTTCAGCAGCCTCCGTCAAAATATCCACCATAACGCCCGAAGCGCCAGCCGTAGGAGATTGACCCTTTAAAATGTTTTTAGGGTCACCAGAGGCTTGTTGAGCCCCTGCATGCTGCATTGCTCGTTCTTCCAAGACCTGACTAGGAAAAGGAGTACCTGGATGTATTTGCGGAGGTTTTCCACCTCCTGTTCGACCATTATAAATAATCTCTAACAGTGCCTGACCTTTTGCAGACCGTCTTTTATACACCAATTCAGAATCACTAAGAATAAAGGGTCTACCAAGAGATTGACGGTTTATAGCCAAAGCTTGGTCCACTTCATTAATAATATTTTGAGGTGAAATAAGATCATCTATCCCTGAAGTCGCCCAAAATGACCCAGGAGTAAAATTATATGGAAAATGGGTAACTGTATAACTCCATTTTTTTTCTTTGACCGGGATTGGAAGTTTTTCTTGCTTCTTCACAATTGTATCCCCGGCCATAACATTGTATCTGCCATTTGGAAACATTTTAGAAGGTTGATATTCTACCTCTTTAAAAAGCACTAAATCTTGAGGTCTTTCTTCAATCATATCTAATTCAAGACCTCTACCCTTCCAAGGCGATACATTGGAAACTAATTTTAACAATTGCTGTTCATATTCAATATAACCTAACTCAGATTCAGAATTAGTTACATCTATTCCATAAGTTTCTTCCACCCAATCACGACTTTTTAAAGACTTAATCCCAATATAAGCTTTCTTTTCTAAAGAACGTCCCAAATTAGGTACTATAATATTAAATGGCAAAACATAATCAGATTCTACTTTATCTTCTTCCAAATTAGCATAAGTTCTAACAAAGCCATTCCCAGTTAGAACCATCCAAAAAGCAGCCATTTCTTTTATATCTTCAATCTCATTGTCGTCAAGTTTATCTAAATGATATAAAAGTTTTTCTCCTAAACGTGCCGCATCTTTATCAATCTGTTCTTCAGAATTAGGCCATACACGATAATTAAATCGCTTATTGATAACCAAAGCTTTCATAGACTTGATATGATCTCTAATTATATTAGTAACTGGAGTAGGAACATTGGCCCCAAGTTCATAACGTCTACCAAATGTATTTGTAGAATCATACCATGACAACCATTGCTCACCCATATAATAAAGAATATTTCTATACCAAGACAATTCAATTAAAAAACGTGTCTTATCAAGACTAGGATCTTTAAATATAAGAGAAAAGTCTTCGGAGATCTGGTCATCACTCATGAGTTCTTGTTTAGTTTTCACAAGTTATTCTCCTTTGGACTTAGCTAATAGGGATACCAACTCTTTTTTCAAAATTAGCGGCATTTAAAGCTAGTTCATTATCAGCCCTAATTAAAGCAAGTTTTTCTGCCGGAGAAGTTTTCAATCCTTCGACTGCTTCTAAATACTCTTGAACATTCTTGGACATTATAGCAGAAAGTAATTCTTGTTCTCTAGCCACACTTCTCTTTCTTTCAATCTGCAAATTATACCAAGACATTACCGCAAAACCTGTAGCTATGAGCACTGCTACTAATGATTCAATTCCCATCTTGTAAAACCTCCGTTTTGATAAATTCAAGACATTGTTTATGTAGTTTACTAACATAAGCTTTAGAAACGCCTAAGCCTTTAGCTATATCCGTGAACGACATATCATACACATATTTCATAATAATAATTATTTGTAATCGTGGATCTATTAACTTATTAACTATATCTTGTATTGATTCTAGTTTAGTCAACATATCTGCCTCATATTCAACATCACTACTAGATTCAATATTATCATCAATATTATTTAAATCTACCTGACTATACATTATTTTATTTTGTTCCCAACTTCGTCTACTCATTGGAGTAGCTTTTCTGTAGGTATCAATTAATTTATAAGGAATATGTTTTTGTTCTAACCAAGCTATAATTGCTTCTTGTGCGTAATCATCAACATCTAAATAATGCGCTAATTTTTGATGAGTATTAACAAATCTTTTACTAAGTTTGTACGCTAAATTGTATGCTTTTGTTATATCCTCGTTTTTTCTACTCAGAATTTCCATTGCTCTCATTTACTTTCTCCTCTTCTTTTTTTAATTCACTTTCTGTTAAAGGCGCTACATTAATTAAAGTGGTCTCAAACTTTTCTAGCCAACCTTTATCTAACAAATTATTCCTAAGAAGAAACACTACTAACGCCTCGCACAATGAATCAAGTGCATCTTCTTTTTGTTCATTCATATTTTCGTTATCACTATCATAAAACAATCTATGGCCTTGCATAAAATCCAACATATGAAACATTTCATGAAAAAATACAACTAAAGCCGATTCTATTTTATGAGGTTTACCATTTTTTGCGCTTGTAGTTCGTACCCATATTGCTTTACTATCCCAGTTAGAATAACCCAAGGCATTATTAGTCTCTAAAAATCTTTCAAGAAATAGATGAACTTTATGAGCCCCAACCCAATAAACAGATTTCATTGGGACCTGCTTTCTAACCAATTTTGCACAAATTCCTTATGTTTCTTATCTAAGCCAGGAATTATGCGTTTCTTATGGTTATTAGAAGAAGTAACAGTTCTATCAAAAGGACTTTTAGCTCGCCTTCCATAATCAATTAAAGGTCTAACAACTTTCTTTTTCCAATCAGATCTTTTAGGTCTAATACCAGCTATTCCAGAATTACTTGGTTTATCATAGGGGTGCGGCATATTCATCTCCTAAAAAAGAAAAGTATCGTCGGCATGATCTTCTGTCAAATCCGGATCTACTAAGAAATCATCATCATATTCCACTTCTTGCTCTTCTGCCAACCTGTGCAATACCATAGAATATTCTTGTGCTGCTATTCTGGCATCAGGGTCCATTGTTTTAAGTTTTTTCTGAACCTCAATTTTCCTGATACGTTGTTCGTATTCCAGAATATCAGTTCCAAGAGGTCTTGCCATACAAATATGACAAGCTTCATCATAGATATGATCTTCCTGACCATCTTCTAAATCTTCGCCTATTAAATCATCCAAACATAAAGAAGGAATTGTTCTAATAAAATTTGTACAAGTATTATATGCGACCATCATTGGCATATTACCAGTAGGAACTTTATCAGGACCTATAGGAATAGAAAGTCGATTTCTAAACTGTCTTATTTTTAATTCTCTCTTTACATCTCCCGGATACAAAATCAATTTGTAGCCTTTTTCTACATCAGCTTTTTTAGCCCAATCTTCAAATTCATCTGCTGTCGAGGGGCCCTGACCCCCTCCCATATAATCTGGCTTTTTATTGAAACAATCTTTACCTGACAGACGAAGAATCTCTCTATCTTGGATCTTCATTTTACATTCACGTTCATAAATCCCTGCTGCAATTTGAGAATCTGTATAACGAATACCTACATTTGGAAGATTTTTCTTACAACCGTACCATTCTGCAAACCTATAAATCCTATTATCTCCATCAACCCACCACCAGCCTATAGAAAATGGAGCCCCGAACCCCCAATCAAAGGTCATGTAAATTGGAGCGTACTCAGGTATTGGCCATATAGGTTTAATAGCATGGTAAAGTGGATCAAAATCAAATGCTTGTCCAATATATACATCCCATCTACCCTCTAACCAAGCTGATCTTAAATTTTCGTCTCTAATAGAACGTAATCGTTTTACATATTTAGGGTCGTTTTCACATAAAATTTTGTTATCATCTAAAGTAGATCTAATAAATACCCTAGTTGAATCTTCGTCTTCGTCATATATAATTTTTCCAGTTCCATTAGGGTCCGGATCTATAAACATTTGTTTAACTGATGATGCTCCAGGACCTCCAGGGTTGCCTGTCATAAAAACGTGACACGGCACTCCCGCAGGAGATCGTAAAGACCCCTTCAATTTGTCCAATAGAAGCGAAATAAAAGGGATATTAGGAGCCTCATCAACCGTAATTTCCGTAAACTGATGTCCTATCCAATCATCTGCTTGATCTAGATGCTGCACAGCGGCCAAAGTAATTTTTGCGCCATTATCAAAACGTACATAACCCGTTTGATTCTCTCCACCACTTAACTTTGCTGGCATACCTTGGGTAATAATCTGAGCAAATCTACGCCTTAGTTCGGAAAGATCTTTATATTTTCGACGAATCATAATGCCATTCCAATCTCTACCGTATTTGGCTGCACCATGAATTTGTCGACCTATTGCACAGTCAGATTTACCGCCACCCCTGGTCCCTCCGAAGAAAACTTCGTCTGCCGGACATAATGCAGCGGCTGTTTGCGGACCTTTTTGGGGTTGCCAGTAAACTGGAACGGTTTTTACTCTTTTTTTTGAAAACATTCTCTCTGCTCATTACCAGGTTGTATAAGATTTTTCCAATCGCATTTGTTACAAATTAACCATCTACCTTCCGATTTTAATACTGTCGTACAATTCGGACATTCTGGCATTGGTTGTGTGCGATCTTTAATTACTTGCATTTGCCCAATAATTGTGTCTAAAAATAACATAAAATCAGTCATTTTTTCTGCCGTGGCTTGAACAACTGTTACATCATCTTCAGTAAATACAGTTATATTACAACCGCTATTATCCATTCCGGACCTAAATCCCAATGCAAAAGAATAATTTATATTCATTTATTGCACTCGCAAATACAAGAAGATTTTGTACACCCTAAGCTTTTTAATTTATCCAGAAGATTTATTTCCTCTTCTGTTATGTTTAAAAAACCAATATTTTTAATAAGAAGGGCGTATAAAGCTTTTCCTATAACATTTAGATCTTTGTTATAAACTGTATTTGTGCTATCTTTTTTACCTACAGTTTTTAATACGCGTTCAGCCAATAAATTACTAATAAGTTTATTATATTCCATAATGGAAGTTAAACCCATCAATGGTTGAATTGGACTTTCTGGTCTTAGGTTTACTCTTGGCATCTTCTTTTCCTTTCAATTTTTTGTGAGGGTTTGATGAAAGAAACCCGAACCAAATCGCAAACAAAAACATAAAAAATCTTCTCTTCCAAGTGCTAAGGTTTATTCAATAGTTTTTCACAATGAAATTGCAAAGATCTCAAAAAATTATTCATCTCTTTTTTCCCAGGTGAACTGACTTCCAAAACAATGCTACCTTGTTCTGGTGCGATTTCAATTTGATAACCACTAGACTCGCCAGGACTAAACACAATGCGATTAGTCTCCAATTTTTTCTCCCCCTTGACAAAATATAAAAAGATGATTATATTAAGAGTAAAAAAAGAAAGTGGATGGGATATTTTTGTGGATTATCTCAATCCAGTTTTTTTTTAATCTTCATCATCTATTAATTCAAGATCCCGTTTCGTTTCCCAATCTTCCAGAGAAGGAGTTTCTTCCGGCCATAACATATTCGCAAAGCCTTCTCCAGGTCGTACTGTGACCTCTTGCCTATTCCCATATCCACGATTAGCGCCCAAAGTTTTAAGAATGAATCGAATATCCGGGCCACTTCCCATTTCTACCAGTTTATCAATCTTGGACTCAGCCAAATCAATCCTTCGTTCAATAGCATCTGTTTGAATTTCTAGAATTTTCTCTGCAAATGTTTGGTCTTCTGCATTCATCCATTTGTAATAACTTTGTCTAGACATAGCACAAGCCTCACAAGTTTTTGTAATGTTGCCATTACAAGCTTGTAACGCTATTAAAAATAACTTTTGCTTATCTTCTTTGGTCATTATTATAATCCTTTTTTTTGTGAGGTTTGGGTGGAGCGAAGCGAACACTCAAACCGAACGGATAGGATAAGTAACTATAACCCCCCAAACCCCCCTTTTCTCTTGAAAAGTTTAGGGGAGCTGAATGAGATTTCAGACTCCCCCTAGGAAAAGAGAAGAAAAGAGACCGTACACTCTTATATTCGGCACAAATGATGAAAAAGTTCACTGTCACTATATCTGGCATAGTTTATCCTATTCTTTCTGATGAAATTTCAAAAATAATATATGTGTATTTGGGTCCCTGAATATGGTCGTATTCCTATTGGAATGGTATAGATTTGGTGTTTTTACCAAAAAGTATAGATGAAAGTATGACTCCCTATTAGCCGTCACCGGGATCGGGGACCAGCCCCCTAAATGTTCCCTGGGAGACGTAAAAAAAGATTGCTTGCCCTTGAAATATCATGGGTGTTCTCTTTGTACCACAATGTGGTGTGGTCATATTTGACCACCGTGTCTTTTTTCATACAGGTTACAATGTGTATCTTTTTTGATGCAGTACCACGTTGTGATAGTTTACAGTTAGCACTTGACAAGTTTCGCCTGGGTGCACGAGCTTAACTTAAGTATGTCAGGTTTCGTTTAATTAGGTTAGATCAGTATAGAATGGGTGAATAAATCTGTGTGAGTGAAGGGAAATCTCACCCTTAAACCCCCACACACCACAATACTTCCTTATAATTTCATTCTTTCACTTACTGTTCGATCGCACCGAACACCATTTTTTTGTAAACTTCGAAAACGCTCTTGAAGTATTGAAAGACTGCCATACATTTTCTTTCTTTTCCTAAGAAGTTAATCATTATATTGGTAATGTCAATAGGTGAACATTTTTCTTGTCAAGTGTCGGTATGTAAATTTTTGTGAATTTGAGGTTGCTGCAAGAGGTATGCCAAAATAATAAAGGTAGATAGTAAGGTATTAATATTACAGGATATGTAAATTTATTTTATTTTATTTACTTTTTTTTCTTGACACCGCTAGAAATAGTAATTATAATGTGTATAACAATTGAATAGAAAGGAGATAAATCCAAAAATCAAAGTCCCTGTCACCAACAAAGGGATACACAAATTAGGGAAGCGGAAGGACCGCCGGAGACTGAGACAGGTCTCAAAACCTTAAGGATTGAAAGAGACTGGGCGCTGTAAGAGCCAGGGTTTTGCTGATAGACCAAATTTGATCAGACCGGGATGCCGGGGGAGAATTTGACCTTCTAAACAATTTTTAGGGCAATGTGTTTTATTGCCTGGGGAGTATAAATAGAGGATAGGCAGGATTCTTGACAGTGAAAGCTGAGGACGCTTAGTCATAAGCTGTTATGAATGCCTGAAAGGACTCATCATCCTTGCGGACACGATACCGCCCGATCCTAGATCAACTATTTGTGCTTCCCAGGGAATGAAACATTAATTATAATGAAAGGAGATAGCAGTGGATCAAATTATTACTAATGGAGAATTAATGACAGCGTTAGAAAGTATTTTATTAGATGCAAAATACAGAGGGCTTTTGCAAAAGGATATTACAATTAAGGTTATGATAAAAAAATTACAATGTTTAAGGGACCGATTATCAATTGATAACCCTAATTTTGCGGAAAAATTTGTAAGTTTAACAAATGAGATACACAACCTTTTGTGGCATATAAAAGAGGATTTTGATGCAGATTTTGAAAGACAAAAGAAAGAGGATAGATCATGATCGGGATTATTTATTAAATAAGGAGAATAGAATGGAAATAATTGATTACAGAGGATGGAAAATTGAAATAAAAAGAGATGAATTTTCAAATGACCCACGGAAGGAGTATGATAATTTGGGAACGATGGTCTGTTTTCACAGGCGGTATGGTTTAGGAGATGAAAATCATGAGATTAAAAACCCTGCTGAATTGGAAAATTTAATAAATAGAGCGGATGTTATAGCTTTGCCTCTTTATCTTTATGATCATTCTGGTCTTACAATGGCCATTCAACCATTTTCATGCCCCTGGGATTCAGGGCAGGTTGGTTATATTTTTGTTACCTATGAAAAATTAAGAGAAATATATAACGTAAAGAGAATAACTAAAAAAACACGGGCTTTAGCAAGATCCATACTTTTAAGCGAGGTTGAACTTTACGATTCATATATCCGTGGAGATGTATTTGGTTACGAAATTACGGACTCTAAAGGAAAATTTTTTGATTGTTGTTATGGGTTTTATGGCCATGACAATATAGTTAATGAATTAATTTATGCCAAAGAAAGTATTGACAATAATATAGAGAGAGAGAGGATGAAAAAATGAGAAGTGAAAAAATAAATAATATAGTAGTAGATAGAATAAGCAGTCAATTTGAGGAAACGGCTAATTATTACGAATTTTTAATTTCAACAAAAAGACGTCATATGATTACAATAATACCTGCCTATCATAGAGATTACAAAACTCGTCTAGAGGTAATAGAGGATTGGAATACAAACAGAGATTTTATTGTTTACGACCGTTACCACCCGTACCATAGAAATCCAATTAATAAACTAGATGCTAAACGTGATAAACATATTCATAGTGTATTAATTAAATACGACCTGACAAGAAAAACAATTCGTATTGAAGTTTAAAGGAGAGTATTATGCTGGCTCTACAGATATTAGTTATACTTGCTTTTTTGACTGTTCTAATTATGTTTTTTAAAAAAATATTTTTACCTTTTTTTAAGAAAGAGGAAAAAAATGGATAACCGTTGTATAATATGTCTTTGTGGACAATGTATCAGGGATTGTCCCGCGTCTTGTAAATTATCGGATGACTGTAAAGTACCCGTTATGTATTGTTCGAATTTTAAACCTTTACAAATAATAGAAACTAAATGACAAAACAGAGGCCCCTAGACCCTTGAGGTTGAACGATCTTTTTAAATAAAGGGTCTAGGGGTCCTCATAAAAGTCGAAACCGCCGCGGCGGTCTTAAGGTATAAACCTTAACTGACGAGACTTAAAAATTAAGAAAGGGGATTAAAAAATGATTAAAAAGATTGTTGAAGGTGACTTTTTAATAGGAAGGTGCAGAGATTGCGGAAAGTTATTTTTTGATAGTGCTTTATCGGATGGGCAATGTTTTCTGTGCTGGGTGAAAGAAGTAGAAAGTGAGGAAAATTATGGATAACAAAATGAGAACAGAAGAGGAATTAGAGAAAGACTTTAAAACCAAGATGGACAATTTGGTGCAAAAATTGGTTACCGGTGCAAAGGAAAACAAGGACATTTCGATAACCCCCTGGGAAATCATTGAAATTTTACATTGGGACAAATGGCTTAATGAATACTGGGACCAAGAGGAAAGTGAGGAAAATTATGAAGATATGTGATGAATTCGATTGTCCTTTACGACCTTGTAAAGCATATAATGAAGCTGGAATAATTTTAAGAACTAGACTTAAATATTGCCCACTTGGAGATGTTCCTAAAACAGTAGAAATAAAATTTGGCAAAATAAGAACTGGCCAGCAAAAACAAAAAAAGAGATAGGAGAGAAAAATGACAGGTTTTGTTTGTATTTTTATTTTTGTAATGGTGAGCGTTTTAATTTGTTTCTTACAGACGTTAGTAGAATTTAATCTAGGGGTTTTATGGGGTATAACTACAGGAGCTGTTGTATATATCTTTTTAAGTATGGAAGACAAAAAAAATAAAAGGAGAAGTTAAAATGTTTTTACTAAATGCAAAAACGAGAAAATATTACGATGATGAAACCGGAGAAGCTTTTGCTTTATCATGGAAGCACGTTAGATGCACAAAAAAAACTACAAGAGAACAAATTATTATTGACATGGTTATGCCTCCTGATTCAAAAGTTGTAAGATACCCAGGCGATGGTTATCAATATATTGTCGCTGGTTGGTGGAGGAAACAATAATGGATATACTTATAAATGTATTTTTATCCGTGGTAATGGTTATCCCAATTATGTTTTTGATAACGATGTTTGTTATTAAAAAAGAGGAAAGAATAAGAACTTTTAAAATGTCGATTAAAAATAAAAGATGTATTGAATCATTCTTAATATTAATTGGTTTTATGATCTTTAGTGCTTTTGTAATGTATTATGGCAACGGTTTTTAAATTTTTAACAGGCTTTACAAGACAAGTTTTTTGTAAGGCCGATTAGAAATTTAACATCAAATAAAAAAAGGAGGGTAAATTATGTTTTATGAAGTATGGGAAGTCGATTTTATAAAAGGTATTAAAATTAAAAAGATAGGCTGTTTTATTGAACATGAGTATGCTACTAATTGCGCTTTTGAACATGCTAAGACATTTTGTGAAGATAAAGAAGTGACTATTTGTGAAGATAATTTTTGCGGTGACAATTATTTTGGGGCAGCTATATTTATGAAAGGAGATAAGCCGTGACAATGGTATGGGTGAAGGGACAATGGAAACCGATCTTATCATATAAATTTATTGCTAAAGGCAAAAACAAAAATAAGATAGAAGTTTTATATCCTAATTCTAAATTGATTAAAAAAATTATTGTTCAACCTGATGAAACAAGAGGATTACCAGAACAAACTAAAGTGGAAGAAAAAAATAGTGCAAAGGCTGGAAAACGAGTACAGCGAGCTCGAAAGGCAAAATTTTAAGATAACAGGGCCCCTGAGAGCCTCCAGGTTGCTCGATCTCTAAAAAGCAGGGGTAACTATATACCCTATTTATTAAAAAGGAGCGGCTATGTATTTAAAACAATTTGTGAAAAGATATAAAAATGAGATTGATGATTATTTGGAACTTGCTGAAGGTTCCCGACCTAATAATTATTATGAAAGAAAAGAGGGAGTACGAAATTATAAATACTTATACGACCTGGCAATAGAAAATGGTGTAATATTTTTTTTAGATAAAGAAAATATCTAGGGAAAAGGTAAGACAAGAAGGCAACGTTTATATAGGACTTAAAATTATTTTTAGGGATCAAAATAAACGACCTTCTTGCAACCCTAGGTATAGACCAGCGAGGTTATAAAAAAAGGATAATAAAAATGACAAGTATAGGAAAGTATAGAAAGTGTCAAATGTGTTCGGCCCGTTCAAAATTTAAGATAATGGGCTCTAGTTTAAATGAGAATGATTTTATTTGTTCAACGTGTCTTGACACAATGATAAAAACGAATGTCAATGCTATAAAAAACGCTGGCATTCATATTGAAAAGTTTAATCAAAAGTGTCTTGATACCATAAAAAAAAAGAAGTTGCAAGTATGCTCAATTTGTTTAAAATTTAAAATAATTGAAGGGTCTATTTTAGATGAAAACGATTCTATGTATGATCCTATTTGTCAAGATTGTCTTGTTTTAACAAAACTATAAATTAAATTAAGAAAAGGAGAAAATAAAATGAACTTAACATTAACACCTGCATATGGGCGTGATTACAAAAACGGCAAAGAGGTTAGAGCTGATTGGGCAGCCGGAAAAGATTTTATAGTTTCTAATTTATTCAGCTCTTCAGATGGTAAATACATAAACATTGAAGACGCTAAAAATGATTCAAATATCAATTCAGTAAATATTAGATATAAAGAATTACGAAACGTGGTAGTTATTAATTGTACGCGGTAGGAATTATTAGATTCAAACATTGGTTTTGAACATATTCGAAAAGGAGAAAATAAAATGAATGATAAAACTAAAGTTAGACAAGAATTAGTGGATCTCTATGGTGAAGATGACGTATTTGATACCAGTGAATTAACTTCAGCATTTGAAGTTCATGGTTTCATGGCACCTTTTATTGTGGTTACCAGAAAAAGTGATAATGTAGGAGGTACTCTGGAATTTTTGCATATGCCGAGATTTTATTTTAGATTTTTACCAGAACGAAAATAAAAGAAAGGGGAATAAGAAAATGGATGATGAAATTAAATTTAGACAAGAATTAGTGGATCTCTATGGTGAAGATGATGTATTTAATAGAGAGGAATTAACTTTGGCATTTGAAGTTCACAGCTTTTGGGCACCTTTTATTACGGTTACCAGAAAAAGAGATAATGTAAGAGGTTGTCTACAATTTTCAGATATGCCGAGATTTTATTTTAATTTTACAAAATATAATTTACAAGAGGAAGGGTAATTTGGGTTCAATTTAGCCCTTGACAAATAGCTAAACAGTGGTTATATTTAGTATATGGGACTTGGGGTTTATTCCCTAAGTCCTTTTTTTTTTGCTTTTTTCTTTTTGATTTTTTCATTCCGGAAAGTCGCAAAGCAATTTAATTGCGTTAATTTAATTGCAAAGCAATTTAATTGCGAGAGGAGTTTAAATTATGCATAAAAAGCCAAGAATTTATTTAGCCGTACCATATACTCATTCAGAAAAATTTTGGATGGACCTTAGATTTCAAATTGTAACTTATTTAACAGCGCAACTTCATGACGCTGGATTCTTAGTATATTCACCTATTACTTCATCTCATCCTTTGCTTAAATATATGAAAACAGAAGGAGCCGCTATTAAATATGACGTCTGGAAAAATTTAGATAGAAGTATGATTGACACATGGGCTGACATGTTAGTAATGTTGAAATTACCAGGGCATAAAGAAAGCATTGGTCTAAAAGATGAGGTGAAATATTCTTGTGATAAACGTAAAATACAAGTTGAAATAACTTTAGAAGATGTTTATTATGGCAAAGCAATAGATCATATTAATAATATTTGGGATTGGGCCTAAAGAGGTATATAATGGAAACTATAACTTATCCAGAAATGAAAACATGCAGTAGATATACAGCTAGAGTTACCCCTGGCTTTTGTGAACGGAGTCAAAGAAAAGCACAGGAAGTATTTTTAAAACTTGTGGCTTATCCTGAAAATGGAATTAAAATAAGTGATATTTCTAATATTGATCTTGACAGATTTATTGTATGCGGAGATTGTCCGGATAATCCAATGCCTTTACCTGTTGATCTTATTGAACAAAGGGTTATGGAGTCTATAAAACTAAGTTTAAAAGAAATTATAAAGGAGGCCAAAGATGATTAAAAATATGCCAGAAGGGTTTACTGAGCCCAATAAAAAAGTGCTTAATAGGATGATCTGTTCGGTTGTTGGTAGAGATAAAAAAGGTAAAACTCATTATTCTTTAACAGCTCCAGCTCCTATCGCTTTTTTCAATCTTAATACAGGTCTTGAAGGTGTAGTACAAAAATTTGAAAAAGAGATTTGGGAATTTAGACTTGAGCTGCCAAAAGAATTGGGTAGTGCAGAGTCTGATAAAGATGCAAAAAGAGCGGCAGCTATAGATATGAAAAATTTGGCTATGATGGAAGTAGAAAAATTTTTAAAAGGCTGGAAAACAGCTTTGCTAAATGCACAAGTTAAAACTATAGTTATAGACACGGCATCAGAGTTATGGGCTCTCTATAGATTAGCTGAATTTGGTAAGTCTACTCAAGTCCCACCCCATCTCTATAATTACCTTAATGCAAAATTTAAAAGAGAGATTAATAAAATTTATGCTACTAACAAAAATCTTATTTTACTGCACCAAATGAAAGAGGAATATATTGAAAATGCCCCTACTGGAAAATATATAAGGGAAGGTTTTAAAGAAATAGGTCATATGGTACAAACTAATCTTATCGCTACACGGATGAAAGAAAAAACAAAATATCCTCTTCCAGGTCAACCTAATCCACCTTTTGTTATTATAGTAGAAAATTCCAGAACTAATCCTGATTTATTAGAAACAGAATTTGTTGGGATGATGGCAACTTTTCCAATGGTATCTTCAATGATTACTGGGACACCCCCTAAAGAATGGAAATAAAAAGGAGTTTATAATGACTAACCACCAACAACCAATAGAAATAGATAATAAATTTAAATGGCTCCATAAATTAACCAAAAAAGAAATAATTCATTGTATTGAGGCGAATATGCTTACATTTGAATCTTTAAATCGCACGTTTAATTTTCAAAATAAAGCAGATGATATACTTTGTCTTACATGCAACGGTATTCAAAGAAAATTAAAAAAGGAGTAAATAAATTATGTTTGGAGCATTCCCTAAAATTTGGACTTTAGGTCATAGATATACTATAGGTATGTTTAATGACTCTGTAGAGATTACTGAAAAAATTGACGGTAGTCAGTTTTCATTTAGTTTTTTCAATGGAGAATTAATATGTCAAAGTAAAAGAGCTCGCTTAGTGTTGGAAGCTCCAAATAAACTGTTTAAAAAAGCTATTGAATATGTACAATCAATAGGCGATAAATTAATGGATAATACTATTTATTATTGCGAATACCTCGAAAAGCCAAAGCATAATGTATTATCTTATGATAGGGTTCCTAAAAATAATCTTGCTCTTTTTGGAGTGTTTATAAATGGTGAACCAATGGATTATGTTAGAATAGCTTTGATAGCGGATGGATTAGGTATTGATGTTGTGCCACTTATACATGAAGGAAAAATAGATATAGCCTCCGCGGATGATGTAAAAGAGCTTTTAGATCATATGTTAAAAAAGGAAAGTTTTCTTGGTGGCCCAACTATTGAAGGTGTTGTAATCAAAAACTATGAGAAAGATTATTTTATTGGAAGTGATGATACCAGTGGATTATATATTCCTTTAACCAGTGCCAAGTATGTAAGTGAAAAATTTAAAGAAAAGCACAAAAAAGATTGGTCTGTAAAAAAATCAAAAGCTAGTAAATGGGAGACTTTTATAAACCAATATAAAACATCTGCAAGATGGGAAAAAGCAATACAACATTTAAAAGAGCAAAATCTTTTATTAGATGAGCCAAAAGATATTGGACCCTTAATAAAAGAAATTCAAAGAGATATTATGGAAGAATGTAAAGAGGAAATAATGTTGGAATTATATAAAATGTTTATTGATCAAATTAAAAGAGAAGTTATAAAAGGTTTTCCAGAATGGTATAAAGAAAAACTTTTGGAAAATTTTAATGTTATTACAAATTAGTTCTAAATGGTTGGGAGATAGATTTTTATGACGATTTTAATTGATGATAGAATAGGAGCAAAAGAACTCTATCGTTATTTAGATGCTCCGGTAATAATGCAGCGTCTTGAATTTGCAGACGCTTGTTTTATAGGATGTGGTCCTGGAGGAATTCCTAGTTGGATAGGGGTTGAGAGAAAGAGAGTTGGGGATTTAATATCTAGTATAGATTCTGGTCGATTAGCCGGACACCAATTAATAGGTCTGATGAATTCTTATCATGAAGTTTATTTATTGATAGAAGGAATTTGGAGAATGGGTTCTGAGGGTGAGATACAGACTTATCATAACGGTAAAAGAAAATGGTGTTCTATTCAACAGCATGGGAATTCTAATTGGACTTTTAGGTCTGTTACAAAATATATTAATACCTTGATGGTGACAATGGGCGTTAAAGTTTGGATGACTGGCACTTTAAAAGAGTCGGCTCAGTATTTAACTTATCTGTATAATTGGTGGCAAATACCATATGATAAACATACCTCTTTACATCAATTTCATAAAGTTCAAAGACCAGTTGATACACTTATTAAGCCTTCCTTTCTTCGCAGAGCCTGCGCAGAGTTAGAAGGTATAGGATGGAAAAGATCGGCTACAGTCGCTTCTTACTTTAAAACAATGGAAAATTTAGTTAATGCTACAGAAAAAGAATTATTAAAAGTAGAAGGAATTGGAAAGAAAACTGCTGCTGCAATTAGAAAGGAGTTACATACATGACAACTACAAAAACAATAAATGACGTTACTATAACAAAAGAAGCTTATGATAGTATCAAACGGTTTTTGGCAGACGATATATTGTTACTTAGTGATTATCAGTTAGACGAAAAAATGTATAGACTATTATTAGAAAAAATACGTCGAGTTAGATTAACTGTTACGACGGTTAGAGAAACTAAAAATATTCTTCCATCAGATCAAAAATACATAGAAATTGAAGAAGCGTTAATGGAAGCTGATAACTGGGAAGCTTTGTTAAAGGAATTTGTTTTAATAGTTTGGGGAATAAAATAAAGATATTAAATTATTTATTTAGTAAAAATAAAAAAAAGTGACAAGGGACGGAACATTTAAATAATAACCTCTAACAAAAAAAGGAGAAGTTTATGAAGAAAATGTTGTTGTGTTTGACAGTAAGTTTAGCATCAATTTTTTTTCTGGCTGGATTCGCTATAGCCGATTCAGATGCTTGGCAAGAAGCGGAAGGGTTTGCTGGCAGCAGTTATTTTGCAGATAGCCCGGACGTAGCATCGGGTTGGGCTAATGCCCAAGTTAAAAACCCTGTTGGATTTGATTACAGTATGCGTAATATTGCAGGAGCCTTTTCAAGTCAGAAAGCTAGTTCTGAAGCTTTTGCGTCTGGCAAACGCGGTGAGAAGGAAGAGGTGACTATTAATGCAGATGTGTATCAAAATTCAGGCGCTTATGTAGATCATGGTAATACTTGGGCTTATGGTCAAGAACAATCAGGAGCTGGTTATGATGTTACAATGACACACCCAAATCAAGCGGGACTAGAAGGAAAAGCATATACAGAAGGCGGTACATTTACAAGTGCTATCGAAATTAGTTTTCGTGGTACTGATACAGCTATTTCATTTGCAGAGGTCAATAGTAAAGGTTGTGCATCTATTGATAAAATGGTTGACCCCTATGCATGGGGTGAAGGTGAAGTTGGTCAAGCTACTTGGGTAGAAAATGATGGTGGTTTTGCTGGTACAACCGGGACAGCTTCTTATTCTTACGATGTCGAAGGTAGGAAAGATGTACAGGGTTCTGGTATGGCGATAACAACAGGTACATCTAGTGTAAGTATCACAAGGTACGGTGTTGAAGCTAATGCAGCTAGTATGTCTTTTTCGAGTACAGGTTCAGGTGCGACAACTTCCGGAGGCCTTCAGATTAGTAACAGAAACATTAATTAATTACCCTTGGTCGTGGAGGTATTTAAACTTCCACGATCATATTAAGTATCTAAAGAAAAGGAGAAGATATGAGAAAAAACACTTTTTTAATTGTTGCCTCTTTTTTAATAGTTTTTATAGTCTGTATGTTACTTCTTACTATAACAACGGCAAGAGCATCTGATAATAGAGCAGATTCAGCAGCACAAGCTATAATAATTAATGAAGGGAATGGGGAGACTAAAATACAAGGTAATAGAGGCTTTCCGGCAAACGAAGGGCAAGTATTCCCACCTATGCCTTATAATGGTACACAAGGTGATAGAAAAGTCGGTCCTCAGTATGAAGCATTATCAGATTTGGTAGAATTTCAGCATCGTTTTACTGTCAAAGAGATTGATAATATGAGAGTCAATGCTAAAAATGTTCAAACAGAAGTTGTTACTCCTAGCGGCGAATTTGTAAATATAAGTCATAGATCAAAGAACATTTTACTTTACCTAAGAAACCCTAAGAAAGTTCTAAATTTTACAGTTGAAATTCGCGGTTGGATTATGGTAAGGGCAACAAAGAAAGATATTACATCTGAGGAATTGCTAGCGATTGCCATGCACGAAGCATGGAAACTTGGAGCCAATTCAATCTATGGTAGAGATGGATTTACCAGAACATTGCTTGCAAAAGGTTGGGGAATTGGAGGTAATAGTACAATAGCCAAAATGGGAAATAATGATACCCTGGCTGGTGTTGCTACAGGCGGCACAGGATATTCGTCTGGTGAATCTAAATTTCAAGACCGTCCATGGATTAAAGTTCAAGCTTTATATGTGACTAAGTAATTTATTAGTTTCTATCCGGACCTTTAAATAATGAAAAAGCCAAGTCATCGTAACTTGGCTTTTTTTTTAACTAAACAATTGTTTTATTTAATGTATCTTATTTTTCTATGTAACAACTGCATTGTTTTTCATGGTTTTCTCCTTCCCCATTCTACACCAGCTTTTCTTAAATAAGGGTCAGAAGCTTTCTTACAGTCTCTATACCATTCCCTAGAGCCCATTATTCCCAGCCACCTTTCATCTGCGTTTTCTAGCCATTCGTTTTTGCACTGTTCACAACAAGTGTAATATTGATCCCAGGTACAAAGTTTAGAAATAAGATAGCCAGTAGATTTTACATATTCTTTTTGAAATGTTTTATAGATCGGTCTTCCACAAGTTACGCATATTCTTTTTGTTTTATTTTTTGAATATTTTATCTCAATGTCTAAATGATGCCAATCATAATCATTTGGAAGCATCTTGAACCTCCTTCATATGTATCATCAGAAGCTGGCTAATCTCAAGCACAACGGCATGTATCGCTGAGTTGATACCCTGACCCCCCTCTTTTTTTAACTTCTCTTCAGCCACCCATATAATAGTTTCAGCAAGAGTTTTAATCATCTTTTTCTTTCTATTTCTTTTTTCATTTTTTTTATTTGTTTATCCCAAGTAGAATATAATGTTCCAGAATTTTCATTTCTTAAATTAACTTGGTTTGGAAGTGTGCACCAAGTATAGCCACACGTTAAACAATGGTGTTGTATTTCTTCAGATTCAACTCCACGTTTTCTATTTTGAATATATTTAAATGTAATACTACTATTAGCACATTTTTCACACAGTGGATTTTTTATAAATTTTTTCATCTCTTTTCTTCTCCTTTTCATAACAGTTTATTAAACAATTTTTATATCCTATGTCATTTGCTAAAACATAAATAAAACATTTGTCTACACAAATTTCTATTATAGTTTCAGGTTTTTCATATTTAAATGGCGAAAATAATTGACAAGATAAAATAGCTAATATAATCCAACCTAAAATATAGCGCTTCATTTTATATCCTCTTTCTTATCCATTTCTATCCATTCTTTATATGGTAACATCTCCGACCAAGTCTTACCGACCTCGACATCAACCTTAATCGGAACTTTCAGAATAGCTACACTTTCCATGTGATGTATCAAACATAACACAAATATATCAATTATAGCATCTTGGACTTCAAATAATAAATCATCGTGTATTTGAAGCAATGGATTACAAATATATCCAGCTTTTTGAAACCCTTTATAAACTGGAATTAGACTTGCCATAGCTTTTTTAATGACACCCGCGGCTCCAGCTTGTATAGGCATATTCCCAGCTTGTCTGAGAGCTTCTAATTGAGCCCACTTATTAGAAGACTTTACAGAAGGGACAAAACGAACTCGTCCCCACATATCCCGAACATATCCATATCGTTGAGCGAATTGTTGAACACCGATCATATATTTGTGAACTTGAGAATAGGTTTGATACCAATTATTAATAAGCTCTTGACATTTAGAATAAGACCACCCTTTGGCATCCTGAGAGGCAAGCTGTTCCATTAACCCTTGGGGTTGCACACCGTAAGGTATCCCAAAATTAACCCTTTTAGAACTAAACCTTTGCATAGGAGTAATTTGATCTTCTGGAACTTTAAAGATTCGGACAGCCGTGTTTAAATGAATATCTTCTCCTGCTATAAAATCTTGGATCATAGAAGATTCATTTGCCTCATGCGCTAATACTCTAAGTTCAATTTGTGAATAATCGGAACTTACTAAATGACAACCATTTCTAGCTATAAACCCTTTTCTAATCATTTTACTTTCTTCACCGTGTTTAGGTTGAGCCATTAAATTTGGTTTTTTCATCGACATACGTCCCGTGGCGGTTCGTGTAAGTAATATACTAGCATGAATTCGATTGTCTTTATCACAAAATTTGGGCAATAATTTTGCGTAAGTATTATTTAATTTTTCATATTTTCTCCACTTTATAATTAAGTCTACAGCCGGATGCTCATCTTTAAATTGCTTAAGAATTTTAATTCCAGTGCTTCTTTTTTTTAATTCTTTTAATCCTAACTTGTCAAATAATAAAACAGCTATTTGAAGCGGAGAACCTATATTAAAAGGTTCGCCATAAATAGCATATAATTGTATAGCAATCTCAGCTTTTTTTCCTTCAAAGTAAGTGCTTAAACTACGAAGATAATCCGGGTCAATTTTTATACCAGCTCTTTGCATATCATCTACCATTGGAACAACGGAACAATCTACTTCAAACACATTTTCTAATTCCATAGCTTTTATTTTTTTTAATAATATTGGATATACTCTGAATGTTGCATCAGCGTCCCGGCATGAATAAAAAATAGCGTCTTTGATAGGTATATCTGAGATTGTACCTTCAGGCATAGTGCCTAAAACATCTTCAACCATACCACGACCTTTATTAACAGCAATTTGTGTCCACCTATCCCTGATGTTAATATTTTTTTCAGGGTTTTGATTATCATTTAAGATCCTTGTAACAGTCTTAGCTATATTCTGAGGCTTAACAATTTTATAAACATTAGTGGCATTGAATTGATAAAAGGGTTCTGGATCAGGCCATATTTGTTCTAATACGGATTTTAAATATTCTAATCCTTTTGATGTATCTTTAATATTCACAGATTCTGCATAACTTGACATCTCCATACCACAATGTCTAAATGCTAAAGGTTTAAGTCCTTGCGGCTCAGATTGTAATAGATAAGCCATAATCATAGTATCTTTAAATACAGGGATTGTAATCCCCATTTTTTTTAGGATG